GAAAAAGAATGGCATATTGGAAGATACTTTGATGCGGCAAGAAGAAGAGCACGTTTAAAGGACATTCCGTTCAACCTCACTTTGGAATATTTAAGAAGTATTGAATCCGACTTTTGTCCTATCTTTCACACCCGGTTAGAATGGGGGCGTGCTAAAATGGGCCGAGGAAAAATGAAACCAAATGGCGCGCAGTTAGACCGCATCATTCCAGAATTAGGATATGTGATTGGCAACGTGGCTTTTATATCTCACCGCGCTAATCGAATAAAAGACAACGGCACAATGCAGGAACATTATGACATTGCCGATTGGATATGGAACCACATACATGCTAAAAAGAACACAACTACATAGCTACCAGCAAGCCATGATAGAAAATGCCAAGACGCACCCGCATCTTGGCTTATTTCTGGAAGTAGGCTTAGGTAAAACGGCAACCGCATTGACCATCATTGCGGAACAGTACAAAGGCAAAACGTTAATTGTTGCGCCCAAAAAGGTAACAGAAACAGTGTGGCATAAAGAAGCTGCAAACTGGGAGCATTTATGCCATTTAAAAATATCGATAGTGCTCGGTTCTGAGAAACAGCGTATTGCTGCTTTGCAACAGGACGCTGACATCTATGTAATTAATCTTGAAAACTTAGTATGGCTAACCAGCCGCCCAGAAATGTTAGTGTTCACTAACTTTGTTGTTGACGAAAGCCAAAAGTTTAAGGATACAAGCACCAAAAGATTTAAGGCAATTAAGAAGTTTCTTAAACAGTTTAAGCATAGACTTATATTAACCGCTACGCCGTCACCACAGGGCCTACAAGACCTTTTTGGGCAGGTTGGTATACTGGACCTAGGAGAACGCCTTGGAAAGTCTTTAACGGCCTTTAGAGAAGCCTATATGATGCCGGATCAAATGAACCGACATACTCGAGTGGTATATTCTTGGAAACTAAGACCTGGAGTTGATACGATATTGAATCAAAAAATATCGGATATCTGTTATTCTCTCAAAGCCGAGGACTATCTGACATTACCGCCTGTAACAAATATTATACACAAAATAGAATTGTCTAATAACGCAAGGAAGCAATATGACCAACTTAGAAAAGACATGGTGCTTGAAATGGCGGGGGAAACAATTACAGCCCCAACTGCAGCGACACTATCGAACAAATTATTGCAATTCACTTCGGGCGCAACATACACGCAGGGTGGAGAATGGGTCGAAACCCATAGCGATAAAATGGAATTCCTTGCTGAGATCATGGAGAGTAATGTATCGCCGACCCTCATCTTTTACAACTACAAACATTCTTTGGAACGACTCAAGGCCGAGTTTCCTCAAGGTGTGGTGCTGGATGCTTCCAACATTGAGGCGTGGAAGTCTGGTGAAATTTCAATCCTATTCGCACACCCGAAATCCGCAGGCGCTGGGCTCAATCTTCAAAACAACTCAGGAAAGCTGGCCCAAATCGTATGGTTTGACAGCACTTGGAGCAGTGAAGAATACACCCAAGGCAACGGGCGTATTCACCGTCAAGGCCAAACGTCTCCGGTTATCATTCATCAATTAGTAATGGAAAACACATTGGATGAACACGTAGTCAAAGTTCTAGAGGGCAAAATAAATTTGCAAGATGCCCTGTTAGACGCCTTAAATTTTGCATTAGTATAGACATGAAGAAAACAATAAGAACAAAACACAGAATTAAAGCCAGTACGCCGCGCCTGTCAGACGAGGACCCAGATCCAATTGAGCAAGACGATATGGAAAGCATTTCGGCGCAGTTAATTGAGGGCTGGCTACCATGGGATCCAGAAGACATTAACGACATCCGCAAGTTGATTTCAAACAACATGCCACAAAAGCAACATTTTGTTTTAGAAGCGTTTTTAGACGGTTTAAATTATAATGATCTTCATGTTACTGAAAAGTATTGGCGGTATCATTTTGCTAAGGGCGTAGAGTTTATTAAAAAGGAACTGGGACTATGAATTTTATTATTGAACACAAAGTTAAAGGGCACTACGTCATGGAAACGTTACGTGGTGTAGAAGACATTGATACTTCCATGTACAAAGACATTATGGGTATTTGGGTTACTGACAGTGAAGAAGAAACACAGGTCATGGAAAACGAATTAAAGGAGATGCGCCATGCACGATCCAGTCAATCAGCCTAAGCATTACACAGAACATCCATCTGGTATTGAGTGCATTCAAGTGACCGAGCACATGGGCTTTAACTTAGGCAATGCTGTTAAATATATCTGGCGTTGTGACTTAAAGAAAGATGCGATAGAAGATTTGCGTAAAGCACAATGGTATATCGGTAGAGAGATAGCTAAGCGCATCAAGATTAACAAAGCAGATTTGGAGTGTGGAAAATGAACGCTTTTATTTTTGTATCTATTGTGTGCATTGGACAAAGCTGTAACTTTGTATCCAGTAACAAACCGGTAGATGAGCCAAAGTGTAAAGAGATGAAGGCGCAATTTCTAGCACTACCCTTTAGAAAAGAAACCACCCTGGCCGCCGCTCAGTGCATGGAGTGGGATGGTGAAAACAAAACAAACTGGAATATTAAATTATGATGATCGAAATTGACGACGATTTTACAGACGACATTACTGCAGCCAACTTAGCTCAAAGCTACGTCAGCATTAAAGACATGATGAAAAACGGCACGCATTGGCATGAAGATGACATAGTTGCTTGGGAAGAGTTACTTCCAGCAATAATGATAGTCGGTAGTTGGTATAGCATTGACTTTCCCAGTGAAATTAAAAAAGCTAAAAAAGCAGGTAAAAAGAAATGAAATTATTTTGTGAATATGACCGATTTGAATTAGAGCAAGACATCATCAAAGCATGGGGTGTTGTCGAGATGATTGAAGAGTTAGTTCGCCAACATCTAGATCGTCCGCAAGGCCCGTTTAAAGAAGACGAATTAGCAAATCGTTTAGATGGTATCAAATATGTCACTGATATGAATTTTCAGCGCGTATGGGATGGATTTGAAATGATGCTAAAAAATGGTCACTTTGCCAAAACTCGGTTTGGTGACTCACCTGAAGTAGCAGTACCAAATACAGATGATAATAAATTATTTGAAATTTTAACCAAAAAGAAAGGCAGTAAAAAGAAATGACTGAACCAGTAAGCACTCCATTGGATGACAAAATTTTAAAATTGGAATTCACCGTTAAAGAAGTAAATTCTATTTTGAACATTTTGGGAAGCCTACCATTTGTTCAAGCTGTTGGATTGATCAATGCCATCCAGGCACAATGCACTCCACAGTTTGATGCGTTGCAGGCAGAAGAGACTAAGAATGAATCTGAAGCAGCTTCTTAAACGAGCAGGTGTGAGCAGCGACATCATAGCTGAAGTTGAACGTAAGGCCAAAAGAACCACGGCCGAACAGGAGATCGAGCACCAGGAAAAGGCCGCCGCAATGGCCAAAATGATGCTCAATGACATGATGCCACACCTACACAGCGCTCTGAATAAAACCCCGCCGTCCAAGCCTAAAAAGACCATTATCGTTCCTGACGATATGTAAGGGCGGATTTACAGCGATCTTTGCATTAGTAGATATAGGGCAAGCTGTGAAGCTCCCCTTGGGCTGGGGATACTCGGCTATCTACCATGGCTGTAAAGAAAGTCACAGGTTCCCAGTCCACCTGCATAGAAGACTGGGATTCTTGCAACGCCCAAGACAGCAAGGATTTTGCACCAAATGCGGGCATTTCACACATCACATTACACACAGGAGATTTATCATGGTTTCACCATTTGAACTACGTTTTTCTATTTTTAACGCCGCTAAAGACCTCATGATTAAGCAACATGAAGCCAACATGGCTGCATGGGAAGTGCTTAATAAGACAACAAAAGAGGCTGCAGAATTAGCGCCATCTTTTCCAACAACAGAAGAGATCATCGATAAAGCGATTGAGATCAATACCTTTATCAGCGGTCAGACAACAAAAGAACTAGCAAGCGTAGCTAAGAAGTTATCTGGCGTTTCAGTAATATTCTAAGAGAGCATTATGGCATCTAAACCCGGTTTGTACGCAAACATCCACGCTAAACAAGAACGCATTAAAGCTGGTAGCGGAGAAAAAATGAGGAAACCGGGTGCCAAAGGCGCCCCTACAGCCAAAGCATTCAAACAATCAGCAAAGACTGCAAAGAAATAATGGCAACAAAAAAGAATGGCCCCTCGCTTGCAATTGGTCGTGGTGAGAAGCTGCCTGTATCTAAGGGCGCTGGGCTTACCGCCAAGGGTCGTGCTAAGTATAATGCGGCTACTGGCTCGCATCTAAAGGCCCCTCAACCAGAGGGCGGTCCTCGTAAAAAATCATTCTGCGCACGCATGTCTGGTATGCCAGGTCCTATGAAGGACGAGAATGGTAAACCAACACGCAAAGCAGCATCTCTTAAAAGGTGGAAGTGTGGCAGCTAAAAAAGCACCCCCAAACAAAATTTATTTTACTCAGGAAATGGCGGATACCATTTTGGAACTGGGTAAACAAGGCGCGTCCCAAAAAGCTATGTATGCAGCCATCAATATCAGTAAAGCTACAGCGGCTCGACTCAAAAAGGAAGACCCATTCTTTGCGGAAACGATTGATATGGCTACAGTTTATGGCCAAGCATTTTGGGAAAACCTAATGATCTCGAATGTCGACAACAAGGCATTCAATTCCCGCATCGCAGAAATTGCGCTTCGTGGACAATATCCAGAAGACTACCGCGAAAGAATGGATATTAAACAAGATGTTAAGCAAGAAATTACGGTGGATTTCAACAAAGAAATAGCGAGTTTGATTTCCGCCCTTAAATCCTAATTATTTATTTTTCACTTTTTTACAAAAAGGGAGCTCAAAAGGCTCCCTTTTTTGCATTAGTAGATGTAGGTAAAAATTCTTAAAAAGGTAAAAATATGACTGCTCACGCATTACTCTCGGCGTCCGGTTCAAAAAGATGGTTATCATGCACGCCTTCAGCTCGCCTTGAAAGCACCCTTCCCGATCAGAAACGCAAGCCCGGGGCTTTTGACTTCAGCCAAGAAGGAACAATGGCCCACACATTGGGCGAAATAAAATTAAGGCATTACTACAATCAGATTGGAATTGAGGAGTTTGAACGTGAATACGAGATCATCAAAAACACGCCGTACTACAATGAAGACTTCGAAGCAAACGTCGACAATTACGTACTATATGTCCGTTCTCAAATCGGTGAGGGCGACACTCCGCTATTTGAGCAGCGAGTTGATTTTAGTGATTGGGTTCCCGACGGTTTTGGCACAGCGGATGTGGTCATTCTTTCTGAGCATGCCATTCGAGTCATTGATCTCAAATTCGGTAAGGGTGTGCCAGTATCAGCACTCGACAATACACAGCTACGACTATATTCTCTTGGTGCATATTCAAAATTTAAAGAAGATTTTCCGAACATCAAAGAAGTTAGCTACACGATCCACCAGCCTCGCTTGGACAGCATATCAACTGACGGCACGACCATCGCAAAACTGGTCGATTGGGCAAATTACTTCGTCAAACCCAAAGCCAAGAAAGCCTGGAGCGGTTCCGGAGAATTCCTTCCGGGTGAGTGGTGCCAGTTCTGTAAAGCAAAAGCACAATGCCGCGCCCGATCGGACTTCCAAACAGAACTCTCCAAATTAGAATTCCGCGACCCACCATTGCTCTCGGAAGATGAGATGTCAATGGTTCTTGGTAAGGCACAAAACCTGCGCACATGGGTCAATGACGTCGAAGAGTATGCGCTGAACAAAGCAATCAGTGAGAACGTAATTCCTCCGGGATACAAGCTATCCACCAGTGTGACACACCGCCGCATTGCCGATCAAGGACTGGCTGCTAACGTATTGAAAGAAAAAGGATTACCTGATGAAGCGATTTGGGAACCCCGCAAACTCAAATCATTAGCGTCATTGGAAAAGATGAACAAACAAGTGGCTGCATGGTTAGGTGATTTGGTGATGCGCCCAGAGGGCCAACCCAAATTGGTAAAAGCCAAAGACTTAAAGGCAGATTTTGAATGAACGCAATTTTAATAGCTGGAGTCGGAGTGGTTTATTTTATAATTGCCATAGATTCGTTTAGGAAAGGGCAATTAGGTATAGGGATATCTTTTTTAGGATATTGTTTAGGAAACGTAGGTCTATATTTGGTAGCTAAATGATCATAGAATATTTTGATTCAAAATTTGATATCCCGGATATACTGATTGACAAGTATGCCAAGGATTTTGATGGCTTGCCGGGCAGTAAGTACCGAGAAGGCGTCCAGCAAATCAGAGAATCAATTGAAGAGATACTAGATTTAATTGCCGAAGAACCAGAGTTGTTACATGAGGTAGAATACCTATCTGATTTTGTTAGCGCTCTGGCCATGAAGCAGGCGCTGTCTAAACTAGGTATTTTGTACGACGCCTAACTATCTCACATTGTGAAATATTTGTAGTAGAATTTTTGCATTAGTAGTTGTAAGGGTAACGATGTGGCCCCTAAAGTCCGCGTCACTTAAAAAGGTAAAAAGGTAAAAATTATGGCTAAATCAACTAAAGTGCAGTTTGTAACCGGTAAGGTACGTTTCTCTTTTGTTCATGTATTTGAACCAGCTGAGACACTGAACGGCTCTATGAAGTACTCCGCTTCTATTCTGATCCCAAAGACAGACAAAGAAGGAGTTGCTGCTTTTAATAAGGCATTTGAAGAAACAAAACAAGCAAACGTCGGTTATTTTGGGGGCGCTATTCCAAAGAACCTTAAAGGTGGTTTGCGTGATGGTGATGCTGAGAAAGATGACGCAGTGTATGCTGGTCACTATTTCTTTAATGCTAGCGGTAGCGAAAAGCCAGGCATCTTTGATGAAAATTCAAATGCCATTTTAGATAAGGCTGATTTTTATAGCGGTTGTTATGGAAAAGCTTCTATCACAATGTATCCATACGATATCAATGGAACACGCGGTATCGCTTTTGGTTTGAACGCTGTTAAGAAGTTAGAAGATGGCCAAAAACTCGGTGGTGCTGTAGTATCCGCAGCAGTATTCGATTAATAGTAGTACCCAAGTAGTGGGCGGGGCGGCTAGAAACTGGTCGCCCCTTTTTGCCCTTTAGACCAACCATATAACAATAAAAGAAACCATGGATCAATATTACGTGTACCAGCACATAGATCCCGAAACCGGTGAATTGCTTTACATCGGAATGGGAAGTTACGAAAGAGCTTGGTTATGCCGAGGCTCTAACAGAAAGAAAAATCACCAAGAAAGATTGAATGAATTATTTGCGTTAGGCCATACAATGCAAGATGTTGTAAGCATAATGGCAAACGGCTTAAGCAAAGAAGCTGCATTAAGTTTAGAATTAACTAAGATTGAAAAGTTCAAACCAAGGTTTAATAATTTAAGTAATCCCGATTGGAAGTATCCATCAAAATTTGCTGATGAAGTTGTAACAATGATTAAAGCATTGGCAAAAATGGGATATGGTCCACAAAACACCGCCTTTTTATTAGGTGGAGATAAAAAGAAAAACGCAATGACAATTTGGAGATTAAACAATGGTTAAGATGGATCAATACATGGAATATATAGCAGCAAGCCGTTACGCCCGTTACCAAGACGATAAGAGCCGTCGTGAAAATTGGGGCGAAACAGTTGACCGTTATGTCGATTATATTTTTAGCCGTACACCAGCAATCACACAAAACACAGAATTAAAAACCGAAATTCGTAGTGCCATTTATAATCTAGATTTAATGCCGTCCATGCGCGCCATGATGACAGCAGGAAAGAGTGCCGATCGTGACAATACTTGCGTCTATAATTGCTCGTATCTCCCAGTGGATGACCCCAAATCCTTTGACGAAGCAATGTTCATTTTGCTTTGCGGAACTGGTGTTGGATTCTCAGTTGAATCCAAGTACATTAACAACTTGCCAGAAGTGCCAGAAAACTTGTTTGATTCCGAGCACACCATCGCAGTCCACGACTCCAAAGAAGGTTGGGCAAAGTCATTGCGTTTACTCCTCGCCCACCTCTGGGCAGGAGAAATTCCACGTTGGGACGTTTCCAACGTACGCCCAGCCGGAACACGACTCAAAACTTTTGGTGGAAGAGCTTCCGGGCCGGAACCACTAGTTGACTTATTTAAGTTTACGGTTAATACTTTTAAACATGCAAAAGGTCGCCGATTAAACTCATTAGAGTGTCATGACTTGATGTGTAAAATTGGTGAGGTAGTTGTAGTGGGTGGTGTACGTCGCTCTGCTATGATTTCACTTTCCGATCTGGATGATGAAAGGATTCGACATGCAAAAGCTGGACCATGGTGGGACACAGCGCCACACCGCGCTCTTGCGAACAACAGTGCGGTGTATAACGAAACACCTACTGTCGGAAAGTTCATGGAAGAATGGCTATCACTTTACAACTCCCATTCCGGTGAACGAGGCATTTTTAATCGGGAGGCTGCTAAAAAGACGGTTGAAAAATACGGGCATCGAGATCCAAATTTTGAATGGGGAACAAATCCGTGCAGTGAAATCATTCTCCGACCATACCAATTTTGCAATCTTAGTGAATGTGTAGTGCGCCATGACGACACAAGAGAAACCCTTTTGTCTAAAGTACGCCTTGCCGCTATACTCGGAACAATACAAGCAACTTTTACCAAGTTCCCTTATCTGCGTAGGGTGTGGCAGAGAAATACGGAAGAAGAAAGATTACTCGGTGTGTCCCTTACAGGAATTTATGACAACCCGTTACTAACAACTCAAGGAGAAAAACTAAATGGTTTACTTACAGAGCTTCGAGAGGAGGCTAGACGAGCCAATGAGGAGTTTGCAGAGTTGCTTGGAATACCTAAGAGTGCTGCAATTACTTGCGTCAAGCCCAGTGGAACCGTCAGCCAGCTCGTTGATAGTGCTTCTGGAATCCACCCTCGACACGCTAAATACTACATACGAAGAGTTAGGGGAGATAAGAAAGACCCTCTCACCCAATTCTTAATTGAACAAGGAATCCCAAATGAAGCATGCGTCTACAAGCCCGACCAAACCGTCGTTTTTTCGTTCCCTATTAAAGCGCCAGCAGGCATTACAAGAAGCGATGTCACGCCTATTTCACACCTTGAACTCTGGCTCACGTACCAAAGACACTGGTGTGAACACAAACCCTCGGTTACCATTTCCGTTGAAGAAAAAGACTGGCCAGAAGTTGGAGCGTGGACATGGAAAAACTTTGACGAAATTAGCGGAGTTTCCTACCTCCCGTACGATGGCGGAACGTACCGCCAAGCCCCGTACGAAGAGTGCACCAAAGAAGTCTACAAAGAGCTCAAAGCCAGTCTCCCCCAAATCAACTGGGAAGAGTTCAAAGAAAACACAGACAACGTCGAAGGCGCGCAGCAGTTAGCATGCTCTGCGGGATCTTGCGAGATTTAAAGTTTTTCACTTGGTGGTGATGTTGGGGGTGGCTTGTACAGCATCCCCTTTTTTATGTTACAGTATTTATTCCGCCAATACGTTGGCTGCCTTAGGAGCATTTATGATTTACAGCATTGACTTTGAAACCCGCAGCACCATCGACCTAGCCGAACAAGGGCTAGACATCTACGCCAACGATGACACAACAGAAGTGTTGTGTATTGCGTTCGGCACCCAACCTGATAATGTACAAGTTGTAAAAGCGCAGCCTGTCCGACTAGGCTCAATGGACAATTTTTCAACACAATTACACAAATTGCTAGTTTATGTTGAAAACGGCGGCAAAATCCAAGCATGGAACGCCATGTTCGAGTACGCCATCTGGAACTGCGTCTGTGTACCTAAGTACGGTTGGCCACCACTAAAACTAGAGCAGTGCATTGACTCCATGGCTATAGCAGCAGCCAATAACATACCGCAGGCTTTGGGTGACGCAGCTATCTTTATGGACGCAAACCAACAAAAAGATACCCGTGGTAGATACCTTATTCAGAAGCTATGCAAACCCAAAAAAGAGGGGCAATTTAACAACGACCCCATGCTCATGGAAGAACTGTTCCGCTATTGCGCACAGGACGTACGCGCAGAGATGGCCATAGGAAGCGTTTTAAGGCCCCTTAGCGCTCAAGAAATGGAAGTTTGGTACCTAACCCAGCGGATCAACCTTAGAGGCGTTCCTGTGGACTATAATGAGCTCCACAACGCTGTCCTTGCTGTGGTAAGGGCGCAGGATGCCATTGACAAGGAATGCGTCTCCTTGACCGGTTTTAAGCCGTCTGAGAGGGCTAAATTGCTAGGGTGGCTAAATGCCCAAGGTGCCGATTTAAAAGATTTGACCGCAGAGACAGTAAACGCTAAAATTGCAGAATTGGAGGGATTATGAACAATGAACCAGTAGCGTATGGAAAGTATTTAGAAGAACATGATTATTGGGTAACGGCAAGCGGTATTATTCCAAACCCAAAAGAAGGTTATGTTCCACTCTACACCCATCCAGCAAAGACACTAACAGATGAGGAAATAACGGAAGTTATTAAAAAAATTGCAAGCAACAATGAGTATGTTTATTCATTGTACGAAGATTTTGAAGGAATCGAATTTAGTAGGGTTGGTATATTTGAATTTTCTAGAGCAATACTAAGAAAGGCACAAGAGAAATGATTAGTAAGGCAAGTGTAGTGCTAGGGGATGGGACTTCTCATCCGATTGCTAACGGTATTGGTTGGCTACCGTCTACACAGTCAACCCCTAATTTAAGAAAGGCACAAGAGAAATGACAATATCTTATAGCTTACCAAAACTGGAAGAAGTAACAATAAGATTCACCGCAAAAGTAGCAACATATAACAGAGACAAAATTTGGGATGATGGAAAAGTTTTAAGAGAGCTAACAGAAGCTCTTGAGCAATTCCAAAAAACAAACAACTTCACAGTTGGAGAAGTAAGGTTAACAATGAACTTAGGAGAAGAACATGACTCGGTGGGATAAGTTTTTAGATTGGTATTTTGATGGCACAGGCGGATGGTTTATTTTGGTTTGGGCTACTGGGTTTTTAATGGGTAAATATTGTTAAGAAAGGCACAAGAGAAATGAACAATGAACCAATCTTAGAGCAATGCGAATCAGGGCATTCATTTTATAAACTTACAGACCACCCAAAAAATTCAATGGGTCATGCTAGTTGCCCATATTGTTTATCAATTGGCAGGGAAGTGCTGAAAGCTGAAATAGAAGCATTAAAGGCTGAATGTAAAAGACTATCACAATGGCTTGTGCAAGTTGGAGAAAACAAATGATATACATCCGTAAAGAATGTGAGTCTGTAAAAAACGGTTTTAACTTCTACGCATTGTCTGATAAAGGTAGTTTTGGCTTTATTTTTAGATTAAGAAATTTTCAGTTTATGTGCAGATACAGCAAGATGATTAAGAAATGGATATTGAAATGATATATCTGTTAATTGGATTGCATATTATATTTTTTGTTGTGGCAGGATTTTTGGCTGGATTATTGTATTCAATGGCAATACTAATAAAGGCACAAAAAAAATGACTACATTTTGGAGCAGAGTAACTATAACCATTCTAAGTATTATTGTAATTTTTCAATCTTTTATGATGATTATTGCAAGTAAACATTGTTAAGAAAGGCACAAGAGAAATGAGATTAACGACTGAAAAAGTATTAAACGATATTGGAGAGTACCTACAAGAAAACACAGAATTGCCGTGGGGTACAGCTCAAGTAATTCTCATGGAGGCTCAGGAAGTCATTGAGAGCCAGCGTAGGCAACTGATACATCTAAACAAGATGGTTGTTTGGGCTGAAGATATTACGATGACAGGCATTCAATCTGAAGAGTATGAGAATGGATTCTGGGATGCGGTGCAATATGTTAAGACAATACAGTCGCAACATGGACTTACGGGGATGAACTAATGGCTGATATAACAATGTGTCGTGACGAGACTTGTAAGAAGCGTGAGAGGTGTTATCGCTTTACTGCTAGAGCTACGCCAGAGTACCAGTCTTACTTTGTTGATAGTCCTAGAGAAGGCAAGGATTGTAAATACTTTAGTGATAACGAGGACAAGACTAAACGAATGAGGAAGAACTGCGAATGAACGCAAATGAACTAGCTGATGCACTTCAAGAAACCGAACCGTATTACTCAACGGACTATAAACTGTTTGACCAAGCCGCCACCATGCTCCGCCAGCAACAAGCTAAAATAGAACAACTATTGACCATTGCAGAAGACTATCAATTGTTTATTGTCAATCAAAAGTCTGAAATAGAAGCATTAAAAATGGATATACATTCATTGACTTATGGTGAAAGACTTGCGGAATATCTAAGGAAGGCACAAGAAAAATGAACCAAGAACTAATTTTAAAGGTGCTCAAATTACGCCAAGAAGGAAGCCAAACTAGCGTGGCTAAGTACGCTAAGATGATGGAGATTCAACGTGAAGGTAGGATTCGTAATACTCTTGTTTATCACGGCGCCAGTACGGGTCGTTGGGCTAGTCGTGGCGGGCTTAATCTCCAGAATATTGCTCGCCCCACGATCAGCGATGAAGAGATTGAACAGGCGATACCAGGCGTATTTAATCAAGGAGTGGGTACGATGCAACAACTATCAAGCCTTGTACGATCAGCCATATCCGCCCCAAAAGGCAAAACCTTCGTTGACGTGGATTTTAGCTCAATTGAAAACCGAGTTGGCGTCTACCTGGCTGGGCAAAATGATAAAGTAGAATTATTTAGAAAGGGATTAGATGAATATAAAGTCTTTGCTGCAGAAAGTTTATACCGAGTCGCTTATGATCAAGTTACGAAGGATCAACGCCAGATCAGCAAATCAGCTGTCCTCGGTGCGATGTTTGGTCAAGGAGCTAAAGGTCTTGTTAAGTATGCTGAGGGGATGGGGGTCAAACTGACTGAGGTGCAAGCTAAAAATGCAGTAGATGGTTACCGCAAATCCTACTCCAAGGTAAAAGAGTTATGGTATGCATGTGAGGATGCCGCAACCAAAGCGGTTGAGACAACGAATGTGACGTTTAAGGTAGGGAATAAATTGCAGATGTGGTGCCGTAATAAGGTACTGTGGTTAAAGCTACCGAGTGGTAGATTGATCTGTTGGCAAAGGCCACAACTCGAGTTGCTCACCACACCATGGGGTGAACAGAAGATGGGAGTTACTGTCCACAGCCAGAGCACCTACACGCGGCAATGGACTCGTAACCAATTGATCGGAAGTAGTATCTTCCAAAGTGCCGTTCAAGGAACGGCTCGCGATTTCTTGGCGTTTGCTATGATAGAGCTCGAGCGAGCTGGCTATGAGGTTATTAACTCCATCCATGACGAGGTGCTACTCCTAGTAGAAGAACAAAATGGGGAGTCCGCAATGAATGACGTTATCAAGATTATGATAACGCCGCCATTATGGGCGCCTGATTTTCCTCTCGCAGCGGAGGGCTGGGTTAATAAGCGTTATAAGAAATAACTATGCAGCAATTTCAAAAGTAGACCAAAGAAGCTTGCAACCGTCGTCTTTAAAGATTCTACCCCAACCGGGTCTAGCGGCGACTTGCATAGCTTGACAGTCATGCTCTTTGGCATATTGACGTATTGCATTAAACGCTATGTCTTTCCATTCTTTAAAATCAACACCACCGCAAAACTGTACATTTAATATAGTTTTTTGGGGATATAAAGAAATGCTAGTAATTAAACCACCAATTGCGTTATTGTCTTTATAAACAACCCATAATGATGATTTGCCAGTAAGAAGCGTGTTATAGACGTCATCTATGTTAGCCATACCGTTTGTGTAATAGACTGCTTTATTAATAAAGTCTTTTACTTTTAGCCAGTGTAAGTCCGTGTCCTCTATGGGCACTAGTAAAACTTCCATGACTTAGCCTTTCTGTTATTTAAAAAGAGCCGCCAAACTTTGCTGGTCTCTTTTTAATTATATCAGTATTTGGCTTTTTCAATACAGGGGGGTTTGGTTCATTCGTGTCTAGTGGTTTACTAAACACTGGAATGGGATGCGGAACAAATACAAACTTACGCATTCGCTTTCTTTTGGTCAATTAAAAATTTAGCGTGACGTTGTGCTTTAGACAGCGGTTTTACTTTACCGCCAGTAGCCATTTGTTGTGGTTGGGCTTGTTGCTGTTGTGGTTGCAACATCTGTTTGACTTGTGGATTGTCAAACGGATTGTGTGTTTTTAAATAATCAATATAGGCATTTAAACCTTCTGCGCCTAAACCAATTGCAGTCCCACCAATACGGGTGATTGGTGTTGGAATCATTGCTAAACCGGTACCAAGGGCACCAGCGCCACTAATATAACCGCCAAGTTTATCACCAGCTTCAAAACGATTCATCGCATCAGCAGCTTGCATACCAGCACCTGCGCCAGTTAAAGCACCACCAATTGCACCCAATGGAGCTTTACCCAATACTCGACCTACTTTTTGCAGCATCGTTGGGTTAGCTTGCGCAATTCGTTTAGCATATTGCGCTGCTGCAGGTTTTTGTTCTGCTAGCACTTTAGCGTGATATTCTGGGTCTGCAGCCATTTTTTGAATTTCACGATACGCACGTTCTTTTTCTAATGCGTAATTTGGTTCACCAAAATACAAACCGGGTTTTTCAGCAGCCATACCTGGGACACGATGTTGCGTACGGCCCCAAGTTTCCACTGCATTTCGTTCAGCAACCCGGCGTGCTTCTTCCATAGCAACCGGATCGGCTGCCTTAGCAGCGTTTTTTAAGCCGCCAATAATCCGACCTGCTGTTGTGGCACCACCTGCAACACCACCAGCAACAGCACCAGCTGCAGGATACATAATATCATTAAGCTGCGCTTCAACTGGTTTAGCTTCTTTCTCTTCTGACGGAGCTTTAGCCTGTTGTTCTAATTGGCGAGCATAAGACGCTAATTGTTTAGCGTCCTCTACGTTACCAGCTTCGTCGGCTTTTTGTAATGCCTCATAAACGCGGTTTAATTCGTCGCTCATTTATTATCGCTTTAAGTATTTGTCAACTAAGGCTGCACCGGGATGTACTGTTCCTGCTGCAGGTTGTTTAGGTTGCAGAGTAGATTGCGTAAACCCTTTAATTTCATTTAAATATTGGTCTTTAAGATTTTTAAATTCATCGGAACGTTTAAACTTGCGATAAGATGCGTCTGGATTTGCATCTTGATATTTTTCCCAAGCAATACCAGCTCTGTCATCAAACTTAGCGCGCATTTCAGTAATCTTAAGAAAGTCTTTAATAGATTCAGGACTAGAACCAATATTAGAAACTGCACGAGTGATGAGACGACGTTCTGCATCAGAAACAGCACCTTGACCTTTAAGGTAATTTCTAGATTCAGTCAATTCCATCTTAGCAAATTCACGACCAATGTTTTGCATTGCTGCAATATCTTTTTCGTTAGAACCCTTCATTACTTGTGCAATGGCTTGATCTAAACCACCAATAGAAGTTTTGCTTCCGCCAGCATCAATGCCTTCTTTAAGTAATGTGCCCAACGCTGCGGCAACTGTCGGCTTAGAAAGAATGCCGACAACGTTTGTGTTGGCCATTTGGTTGCGAACATAGTTTACAGAGTTCAAACGCTCACCAGCATTAGAACGCGCAGATTCAAGCGCAGTAGCTTCAACTCCAGCTTCTTTACCAAGTTCTCTTGCTTCGGCCTCACCACCAGCTTGAGTAACTGCCAGTTGTGATTTCATTTCTGGAATGGTTTGAGCAGCTTTTGCTGTGGATATTGGAGCCAAATCTGCAGCAGCGCCAGCTAAACCACCTGGTTGACGACTTAATTGTGCTTGTGCAAGATGCACTTTGCCGATGTAATTCTGAGTCTCTTTCGGAAGGGCATTAAAATCACCACCTTTAGCCAACCATGCATCCGCTTTACCAGGACCCATATTGTATGCAATGGCAGCAAGAGTATCGTTGCCGTATTTCTTTTGCATTGCACCGTAATAGTCTTCACCAACACGTTTTAATTCTGCTGGAGAATTATCTTTAGCCGGAGTAACACCAAAGCCAGGATTGCGGTTTGTATTAGGCATAACTTGCATTACGCCCATAGCACCTTTAGGACTTACCAAACCTTCACGACCACCAGTTTCAACTTGGCGAATTGCTGCTGGAGTTACACCAGTGGGGGCGGTAGGAGCTTGTGGTTGGGTAACTGTACCTTGGCCAGAAGATTCCATACGTTCAGCTTCAATTGGTGAAACCATTTCAAGCTTGTAACCACCTTTGCCATCTGGCACTTTAATTTCAACAGTTTTATTATAGCCTGGAGCACTGTATTTAAATTGCTGACGATTTTTAGCAAGATTACTAACAAAGTCATTAAATATTTTATCGCGAGCGTCACGATTAGGAGCTTGGCGCATTGCCACAGCGGTTTCCATATCAATTGGAACGCCTTTATATACTACACCATTTTGACCAGCAACTGGTGCACCAGATCCGCCAGAAGTTCCAGTACCAGGAGTGCCAGCTGCCCCAGTGGAAGAACCAAAAGGTCCGCCACCAAAAGCGTTTTGTTGTTCCTGTGCAAATTGACGTTGTTGCTCTTCAGCTGCACGAATTTCTGCAATCTTAGTTTGCATGTCAAACAGCTCTTTAGCTTCTTGCTGTTTCTGTGAATCACGAGCAGCTAATGTGGCTGTTGGCCCGTTAATACCACCACCAGTCCAAGCTGCGGCATCTTTCAAACCAGACAAAAAGGTATTAAGAGGACCTTGACGTTCCTCCATCATTTTTTGCATATTGGCTAGAATCTGGTCTGTCTCAGATGCACTATATGTTTTTTTACCGACGGTAATTGCATCTGAAGGTAAACCACCCATTTGAGTTTGTTGGTCAGCAACTGGCAAAGCGCCCGTTGGTTGTTGAGGTGTATTAGTATCTGCCATAGTATTCTTTAATTAGTTGTCGAATGTCCATCAGCGTAATACGTTGTTGTGGTTCCATCACCATTATCCACAACATCAACAACTACTGTTGAGGGATCTTCCTGAGATGGTAAGTTGCCACTATTGTCAGGAGGAGTGACGTTACCGGTATCAGGAGGAGTGACGGTACCAGTATCAGGAGGAGTGACGTTACCGGTATCTGCAATTGGATTACCATTGGCGTCAGTATTACTAATTTGGTTACCATTGGCATCAAATACTTGTTGGCTTCCATCTGCTTTTGCAATGGTCATAGAGCCATCAGAACCAATAGTCATTGCACTGCCATCAGCCAATCTGTATGTACCTGGAACCGGATTGCCGTTTGCATCTGTTGTAATTCCACTGCCATTAAGTCCGCTCATAGTGTTTGTTGCACTACCCGAAGAACTAGGCAATCCACTAGTGCTTGGTTTTGTACCAGTAGTACCGCTTGATGGAGTAGTTGTAGATCCTTGCGTTGGAGTTGTGCCTCCGGTACCTAGTAATTTTCCAATTGATGAAAGAACGCCGCCAGAAGAACCCGTTGTTCCTGTTGTTGCCGGGGTACTTGGAGTTGAAACACCAAGTAATCCACCCAAACCACCGGTAACACCTAAACCAGTTAATAAGCTGTTTACACCGGCAACAGAACCGCCTAATGCAGAGGCTAATGTGCCTGCCAAATTTAGTGGTGAAAGCTGTGTTTGGCTGGTTACGGTTGATGGCGCATTAATACCAGCAACAATTTTACCTAAACCACTAGCAGCTAACAATGGGTCAGCTTGTTGTGCTTGACCTAATGTTGTTTCGGATGTTACACCTTGTGAACCTACGTTGCCTAAGCCGGTTGCAGCGCTTACCCCAGTTTGCTGGTTTTGTAATGCCGCTTGCATTTGAGCAGTATTAAGGGTTGCCAACGCATCTGCTTTGGCTTTATCTACTGCAGTTTGACCACGTAAACTACCAAAGTTACCGGAAGCAATGTTAGCACCTTCAACAGGGGCTGTTACATTAGGTAACAACTGATTAAGCTGTTGATTTTGTGCTTGAAACAAACCGCCTAATGCGGTGTTTGTATTTGGAGTGACTTGACCAGAAGCGCTAGTAATCCAAGGGTTTGCCGCGCCAGTGGCAATTTGATTAAGCGTGCCTTGAGCTTGAGTAAATGGATTGGCTGCGCCGCTCAGTTGATTGATTGCTTGGCCTGCAACAGTTTGCCCTAATTTGGGAACAGCTGCAGCACCTTGAGCAGCTTGGTTGACAACGGCTTGTTGAGCCGAGTCATACCATGTTGGCATGGTAGTTGCTTGCGTTACCGAATTTGATGCAAGATCGTTTAGAGCGCCCATATTATTTCTTCACTTTTTTGTTAGCTTCCAATAAATACCCAAGCGGGCCTTTACTATCTGGCGGCAATTTATCTGCACCAGTTTTACGTTTATGTTCACGAATTGTTTTTAAAAACTCATCTAGTACTTTTGCGCCGCTGTCGTTACTACCATTACCCAAACCAGATACCACATCTGCTGGAATAACAAACTCGCCATTAGCTAACATGGCTGGAATGGAATCGCTTGTACCGTCCCCATTGCCTTTAACGTAAGTGTTGTCTAAAGAGTTTAAACCGCCTTCGCTAAAAAATTCTGGGTTATGTTCTCCCACCGTACCACCATGGGCCATACCGATTCGCCATAGCTGTCCAAACGGATAACCCGGCATAGAGTAGCCAGCGTTCCCATGGCTAATAGCTGGCTTCATATACGGCATTGCTGATTGAGCTTGCTGATCAATAAATTGACTTGAATAGTCTACAGAGCCACCTGAAGCAAATACGCCAGGAGACAAAGAAGATGTTGGTTTTACGGTGCTACCGGTTGTAGTTGGCGTTAATACCGGCGCAACACCACCAAACGCTTTTGCAATTGCTGCCATTCTTTCGGCTGGAGTCATCACGCCTGTTGTTGCCTGTGCGGGAGCTGCACCAGAAAGAATTTGATTGGCGGCAGATTGTATTGGAGCTAATGTTGAAACGGGTTTTGCTAAAGCAGTTGTTTTTGCTGCAATTGCTTTTGACAACGGTGCAGCAGTTGGTAGAACTGCTTTTTTAACAGCAGAAGTAATCGCACTATTTAATGCACCTTGTGCTTGGCCAGGAAGATTACCAGCTGCGGTAGATAATGCCCCACCGGCGCTCGTTCCGCTTGTATCTGTTGATGGTGCATTGGGATCTATATAAGCGCCAGTGGCATTAGCATCGGCTGATGCAGTACCAGGGTCTACATAAGCGCCAGTTGCTTTAGCATCAGCTGCGGCAGTACCTGGATCTGTGTAAGATGGAGCTTGTGTTGCATCTACCACATTGCCAGAACTGTCTACAGTAAGTGATGACCCATCGTCATAATTATAAACCGTATTGCCAGAAGCGTCGGTTGTTTGTCCGGTAATACCACCAGTGTCTGTTGGTGACGCAGTAGCTGCATCTGCACTATCAGCTTGAGAAGCAATTGTATATGCTTGCTCTGGTGTCATACCATTTTTAATGGCGTCTTGGAATGCTGAAGAGAATGCGTTGGTTGTCGCACCAACAGCGGATCCAATTGCTGAACCCAGTAATGCGTTAGTAGGATCGCCACCAGCGGTCAATGCTTTACCAACACTTAATGCAGTTTGAGAAGCTTGATTACCTAAACCTAGTTCGCCACCAACAGCACCAGCACCTAAAGACATAGCAGCATTTTCTAATGCTGTTGTAGGATCTTTGCCAGTAATTAAACTGGGCGCTGCAGCTTGAACTAATCTTGTTCCTGCAGAACCTAAATCGGCTGCTTGGGCTAAATCACCCACACCACCAGTAAGTCCGCCCATTTCAGCACCTTTAAGGGCGCCTTGCAATGGGTCTTTACCAGCTATTAAAGAGCTTACTGCACCAGCTCCGGCACCTTTTGCAGCGCCGCTTCCTACTGCAGTTGCTAAATTTTGGGCACCAGATAATACGCTATCTGCTGTCCAACCACCAACAGAACCTGCTTGGGCAGCCGCTTCTATTGGAGTCGCACCAGCATCAATGGCAGATGCCGCAGTGCTAATAGCATCCGAACTAGCTAGAAATTCTGGAGCAACAAACGGAGCTGCAGCAATTGCAGCAACACCAGCAATAGTTCCCCAACCTCCGGGAACAGTGTCATTAACAGCTTTGTCTAAGTGAGCACCAACTTGGCCAAGATTTTGAGCACCAGTGTCAAATACGCCTCCAGGTCCAAAAGCACCCGCACCAGAATTAAGTGTGTGAACAATTGTATTACCAAGACGGTCAACGGTAACGTCAACCCAGTGGCCAGCTGAATCTAACGTTTGGCCAATATACTTTTCACCATTAGATAACAAATCACCTACAGCATGTCCGGCTTCAGATAATCCAGTACCAAGAGACCTACCTAAGTTACCAATTGCAGGGCCTGGATCAATGTTTGCAAAGAAATTGCCTACGTTTTGGGCGGCGCTATTAATTGCGCTACCAACAGCACTAGCAGCATCGCTAATTGCTGGACCTGGATCTACGCTAGCTAAAACACTGCCTGCACTTTGTACTAAATCGCTACCTGCATTAACTGCCGTTTGAATTGGGTCTGTTTTGCCGCCGTTGTTACTACTTCCACCACCGCCTCCACCCTCAAGTGTCATTCCGCGAGCAAAAGGACCCTTTGTCCTAGGGGAAAATGCGTTAATTGGTAGTGTTGATTCTAATCCGTATCTCATACTGGAGCCATCCAAACATAGCCAGGTTTATCAGATTTTTGTATATCCGCGCCAAGACGTTTTAATAAACTTAGTAACGCTGGGATATTGGCATCTCCGTATACCATTTTGGCATCAGAGTCATTAAGTTGTTTAATGAATTTTTTTAATGCTTCAGGAAGTTCAGCAAGCGTGCCGGCACCGTATAAATGGATTTCAACGCTTTTATTAGATTTATCCAACGGAATAACCATCAATAAAAACTTACCTTCTTTTAAGAAATGACAAGCATTGTTTTTAACCAAGCGGCCAATCTTACCCAATACCATATTTGGGTCTAGTCCTGTCCGTTTACAATCTGCTTGGATAATTTCTGTCGGAGTCATTTTTATTCAAATTGAAAGATTATACATATACTAATGCAAAGAAATAATGGTTTACGCCCTAATGGCCTGTGCCATTAACAATTAATGAGAACTGTTTAGCCCAGTCTTGCCACTTGTCAAACAACTCTGGATCTGGCACTGGATAGGCACTAAAAGTAGCTAGCAATCCAATGTTTCTGGCAGATAGTTTCCAATCTGCTTCTGGATGATACGATATGGGCTCTTGACTAAAATAGATCAGCATATTGCCATTCCACTCTTCCCAAGTCATATAGTCTGGGATAAACGGGAAAAACGGTTGGGTTGACATTATGGTCGCTCGTCACCGTATTCTGCGGTAATGAGAATGCGTCCCATTTCGTAATTGCCGCCAAGGGTATTAGAACTAAACTGCAAACTCATTTCCCTGTGTTCTACCCGCATATCAATTTTACCGGTATCTGGAGCAAAGGTAAATGGGCCAGAATCTTCTGAACTGCTTTGAGCAAACTTATAGCCCACAATCGTTAAAGTCATATCACCAGCTTGCACAAAGTCTGGCTCTAAGCGACGTAAATGCATCCGACGGTTTGCGCCACTAGAAGTATCTTGTGATGGATCACCACCAACCCAACTAATATCACAAGTTGTAAAACTGGAACTGACAGCTGTTTCACCAAAAAATGAAATCTTATTGTACCCAAATTCATGTTGCCAAATGGGATACCCGCCAGAAATAATAAATGCTGTAGCACCAACCGCAGGCGTTGGGCTAAGAACTGGAGATACAGTTATTAATGTGGCGTCATACGTTAAACTGTATGATGCGTTTGTTATTAAATATACTGGTTTACCAGTAGTGTTGTTAAAACACGTATATGTTCCAATGGCAAACAAAGTGGTTTGATTGCCGCTTAAATAAAATTGGTTTGTTGCCGGTGCTGGTGCACCACTTGGGGTTGCAATAACATAGCTTGGCACACTGTAAGAAACTTCATAATTCCAATCAGCCCAAATTGGCGTTGGGAAAATCTCTGTGGTCCAACCGGCAGAACGTTGCGCGCCGACCGCTTGACCGGCATCGTACCAGATTTTATCTTTAACGTTGTAGATAATTGCATCAGTACATTCTGTTGCATCACCTCTAGGATAAAAGAACCAAATCTCGTTATAGCGCGGAACCTTGGTGGCCCATACTTTTTGGCGTTGTGTAAAGTTAATGTTATCAAATAGCCAGTTTACGTTTTTATCATTTGGCAGAACACTTACTTGACCGTTATAAACATAAAAACGGTCAACGCCCATCCAGTAATACGCGCCGTCCATCTCAACAAAACAACTAGATGACATGGTGGAGATTTGGCTAGAAATAATATCGTAACGCCAGTACAATGGCGCTGTGCCAGTAAACGTTACGCGAATCAAACTGTCTGTTGCCCAAAACAAACCCGCTGGTGAATTAGTACCACCGCGCATCGGAATGCCTTTAACAACCTTACTAGAAGCCATATTGACTTGGTTGGCGGTTGCGCCATTCCAGTCAGTTAAAGTTTGTGATCCATATGTAGTCTCAACGTGGTTGTTTGCAATATAGCCGTTTGAACCATACACAAAAATGTAAGGATACAGAACACAAACACCACCGTCTACAGAGATTGGTCGATTGGTTGGGTTTTGGCCTGTAGTATCTGCCAATCCAATAAAGTTCCAAACACCAGGAGAAGACGGCTCGATGTTACCATACATCACTTGAGTCGGTATGCCGTTATCAATATTCGATAAATTTAAACCTGGATGCGCTAAAACTTTAAGTTCTCCGCCAACGGGGGAATACTGTAAGTCAAACTGCCACAGATTACGGGAATCTGGTGTAAATGCGCTTGACAAGTTTGCTGAAAAAGGCCCCGTTCCAACA